CATCTCCAAAAACAACTTTACCATTATCACCAAGTTTTACATCGTGATTAAAGGTTGCTGTTCCTGCATCTGACATATCAAGGGTAAGAGCAGTAATAAAAGAGCCACCATCATTTCCTCTAAATTTAATATCACCATCGGATATTGCAGAATTTAAAAATAAGTCATTACTACTTTTAAATATACTTCCAAACTCTGTGCCACCACTCTTAAATGTAATGTCATCACCACCTGCATCAAGAATAATATCTCCACCAACATCTACAGTTAGATCACCACTATCAG